TATAACAGGTACAGGTGCTACTGTTGGATTTGGTAGTACTGCATACTTTAAAGATGATGCAAAACTATCATTCGGTGCTGGGGCTGACCTAGACATCTGGCATGATGGTAGCCACAGTTACATCAAGGATACAAAGTCTGCTGGTAACTTATATCTACAAAGTTCTAACTTACTCATCAATAACCAGGCAAATAATGCCACGATGATTAAGGCAGAAGCAGGAAGTAATGTTGAGTTGTACTATGCGGGTACAAAGACTTTTGAGACGAGTACTTTAGGAGTTAAGGTCAGCACTGGTTCTACTTTACAGACTAATGGTGCTGCTTCATTTGCTGGTATTGTTACTGCAAATGGTGGATTAAGAGTTGGTACTGCAGTCAGCATTGGTCTTAATAATGGTAATGCTGGATTTACTGGTATTGTTACTGCAAATAAATTTGTTGGTGATGGTTCTGGACTAACTGGTGTTACTGGTTCTGGTTCTGGTGTTGTTGTTAAGGATAGTGGTTCAACTGTAGGTACTGCAGGAACTATTAACTTTGCAGATAACTTAACTGTTACTCCAATTCATCTTGGTATTGTAACTGTTAGTGCATCTGGTGGTAATAATGTTGCTGGTATTGATACCACAGCAGGTTCTACATTTACCAACTTAAAAGCAACTGGTATTACAACATTAACTGGTGCTTTGGATGCTAACGGTGGTGCTACTATCGATAACATTCAAATTGGTGTTACTGGTAATAATGAACTTGATACTGCTTCAGGAAATCTAACAATAGATTCTGCAGGTGGTCAAGTTGTTATTGATGATTATTTGAGAGTTTCTGGTGTTGCTACCTTAAGTAGTAATGTCAATATCAGTGGTGTAACAACTGCTTCTCAATTCTCTGCTACTGGTACTAATTCTGGATTGATGACATCCAGATACGAATTTACAGGAACTACTGCTGCCATTAACAATAATGGTATTGGTAATACTGAATTTAGTGGATATAAATCATATGCACTAATAAAAGTCGGATTATCAACAGCAGGATGGTTAAGACTATATACTGACGATGCATCTAGAAGTAATGATTCTACTCGTAGTGTGGGAGAAGATCCTACAGCAGGTAGTGGAGTTATTGCAGAGGCTGCAGTTAGTGCAGGTTCTACAACATTGAACTTTACACCTTATGCTTTGGGTGGAAATGCTGGTTCTGCTACTACTGTATTTGCAGCAATAACCAACCAATCTGGTGTAACTACAACCTTTAATTATTCAATTACATTGCTTCAATTAGAAGTATAACTATTTTTTAATAAATAACCTTAATAAGACTATTGTAAAATGGCGATTACTACGACAACTATTTCTCTCGCTTCTGGGTATGGACGAACAGATGTTATCCAACAGTTGGAAGAGGGTTTTGCCTTTATGCAATGGCACCAAGCAACCGCTAGTGGTATTGTAACAGGTATTACAACATATTCAGGCGGTGGTGATATAGGAAGTGCTACAACCTCATACTATGATGTTAGACCAGAATCATCCACAGGTATTGGAACTGGTGCATCATTCTATATTGATAGGGCAAGTGATGGTACGATACCAGGATTTGTGTTAGTTAATAGACCAGGTATGGGATATACTGCTGGAGAAGTACTTACTATTCCCGCATCAGGTATTGGTGGAACTGCTAATGGTGCTGCTAATATGTCAATAACTGTTGGAATTGCAACTGATAGTAATGGAGATGCTGTAGGATTTGGTTCAACAGGAGCATTCTTTAAGAAAGATATTTCAGATAGTGCTATTGCTCCTTGGGCAGTAGCAAGAATTGGTATTGATACAAGTAAGGAGTATGGAGTCACTTATCGTGGATTCCAGATGGTTAGTGATACTAATATGATTTATAAGGTAGGAAGTTCTTTCTATCCTAATGATGCTAATTCTTATTACACCACATCAGATAGAATGGGTGGATATGGTAATAGATTTGCAGGAAATGAATATTTAGATTTGGGACATAGACCAGTTACATCTAATAATTATTATTTGGGATCATCTGTTACACAAAATGATGATTATGCTATGTGTAGTAGTGGTGGAGAAACGATTGCTAGTTCCAATAGTTATCAGTTAGATTTGAATATCTTTAGATCTGCTATTGATACTAATTTTGCTGTGATGGCATATAGACATCCAGATAAATCAGCAAATTATATTACTGATAAGCAATATCATACATATATTCTTCATAACTTTACTAATAATATTTGGGATTTGGATTATGTTTACCTTGGAGGGCGTACTGATATCCTTGTCGGTGCAACTTCTGAACCAGAAATAACATTCAGAACATGGGGTACAGGAGATGTTTATTTGGGAGCAAATGGTTACTATCCTAGTAAAAGGGTAGCAGAATTTGGTTATTATCCTGTTGGGACAAATAATACTGGTCAACCTTATAAGGATAGTGTTTATAAGGCAGTAGGTGCAGATGAATATGGTAGTGCAAGTGAGATTGGAATCTATTATAGAAACAACTCAAATGCTGCTAACCTTATGAATAGAGGTCGTGGTGGTGCATACTTTAACAGCGAGTATGATGATGCTATAGATTCTAGTGCAAACTATGGTGCAGTAATTAAGGGAATTCCTCTTAATACGCAACTTGTACCTTGTCCTTATTATATGCCTGATGACTTTGCATTAATTCAGTTTGACTATGCCTCTCCTGATGCATTAATTCAAATGTGGGATACAGTAACTGTTAGTGGTAGTGAGGTATATACTGTTATTACTGCTTCTTATAATCAAACAAATAGAACTCGTGGAATCGCATTCTGTGCTAGGACTACCTAATGGCAAATTATAGTTATACTTCAGCATTATCTGGAACAAAAACTACTGCTGTTACAGGCACTGCTTCAACAGCAAATGTAGGAATTAATACAGCAACTACACCTTGGAATCCAAGTGTTAGTAGAGGTGATATTAGTCTTAATGCTCATGTTGCTGGTGCTCCAGGTGATTTGGTATTAAGTTCTACTGGATCAACTGGTGTCTCTACAGCATCTCTACATACGGAGACTGTACCTGGCTGGTTAACTGGTCGAAGACCCACTACAGGTCAACTATATCCTCGTGGTGTCTTTAATAAATAAATAAAAAAACTCTGTGTAAACAATGGCTGCTATCATAACTGATCAAATTAGAATATTGAATGCAAAAAACTTTGTTGCAGGAGTTTCTAGTTCGGTCAATTCTTACTACGCTTTTGTGGGTCTTCCTAATCCTACATCTATTGCTGATGATTGGAATGATAGTCCACCAAGTCCTACTGATAATTTAGATAGGCACAATGCTTATTGGGATACTATTATTGGTCTTAAAAAGATTACTGGTAGTGATGTAAAGCAAGTTGTTAGAAAGGTTACTTGGGCATCTGGTAGTACCTATGATTATTATAGACCAGATTATAGTATTTCTAATGTTCCAAAGAATTCAAACGGTGTTTCATTATATTCAGCAAATTATTATATAATCAATAGTGACTATAGAGTTTATATTTGTCTACAGAATGGTACAACTCCAGAGACTCCAGACGGAAAACCATCTTTGGATGAACCAACATTTACAGATTTAGAACCAAGAGCAGCTGGAACAAGTGGTGATGGATATATTTGGAAATATCTTTATACAATCAAACCAGCAGATTTAATTAAATTTGATTCAACTGACTATATGCCAGTTCCTAAAGATTGGGAAAGTAATACTGATCATGAAGGTGTTAGAGATAATGCAATAGATGGTTCTATTAAAGTTGTTGTTATTAAGAATAGAGGAACAGGTATTGGAACTGCAAACAGAACTTATACTAGAGTTCCAATTAAAGGTGATGGTAGTGGAGCAGAGTGTACTGTTGTAATTAACTCCGATTCAGCAATAGAAAGTGTAACTCTTTCTAATGAGGGATCTGGTTATACTTATGGTAATGTTGACTTAACTGCTGGTTCAGTCCCAACACCAGATACTTGGCCAACTCTTGATGTTATTATTCCACCTCAAGGTGGTCATGGAAAAGATATTTACCGTGAATTAGGTGCTACTAATGCATTAATGTATGCAAGAATTGAGAATGATGCAGAAAACCCAGACTTTATAACTGGTAATGAAATTGCCAGAATAGGTATTATTGAGAATCCAAAAGCATACGATTCTTCTTCTAATCTTACTATTGATAAAGCAAGTGCAGCATATGCAATGCGTTTAGTTGGTACTGGTTATAGTTCTGCTACATTTACTCCAGATTCTATTATTACTCAAACTGTTGGAACTGGTGTTACTGCTATAGGTAAAGTTATCAATTATGATACAACAACTGGTGTGTTGAAGTATTGGCAAGATAGAACTATGGCAGGATTTACTACAACTACATCAACAGTTACTGGAGTTGCAGTTACCAATCCACAATATGGTTATGAAATAACAAGATTTTCTGCAGCAATTAGTGAAGGTGGAACGTTTGGTATTGTTGGTACTACTTCAGGATTAACAATCTCAACAGACTTTAGCGGTCTCTCAACCTCAATAAATAATAAGACATATTACCTTGGTCAATCTTTTACAAAAGGTTTGTCTAATCCAGAGGTTAAAAAATATTCTGGAAACATCATTTATCTTGATAATCGCCCAGCTATTAAGCGTTCTTCTAACCAAAAAGAAGACATCAAAGTTATATTACAGTTCTAACTAACTATGGCTCAACAAACCAATCTAAACGTATCGCCATATTTTGACGATTTCGATGCAGACAGTAACTATCATAAGGTTCTGTTTAAGCCAGGTTATCCTGTTCAGGCAAGAGAATTAACTGGTCTACAGTCTATTCTACAGAATCAGATTGATAAGTTTGGTCAGCACTTTTTTAAAGAAGGTGCAAAAGTTATTCCAGGTAATACTGCATATACAAAAAATTATCATTGCGTAGAAATAAATAATACTCATTTAGGATTTCCTGTAGATTATTATATTGAGCAATTAATAGATAGAAAAATAGTTGGATTAAGTTCTGGTGTAACTGCAATTATTAGTAAAATTGTAAAATCTGAAGATTCAGAAAGAGGTCATTTAACTCTTTATATTTCATATATTTCAACTGGTAGTGTAGAAGGTGCTGAAGTAAAAGAATTTCAGGATGGAGAGTTATTGACTGCAGATACTGATATTATTTCTGGTCCATTAAATAATCCATTTATACCATCAGGTGAATCTTTTGCTTCTGCTATTACAACAGGTGCAGCATCTAAAGGTTCTGCTTTCTCAATATCAAATGGTGTTTATTT